TACGATTCTTTTGACGGTTATGTTAATGATGGTTCTCCACTTACATCTGAGAAGAGAATCGTTGTTACTAGAACTCTTCTAGCAGGAACTAAGCTTCTTATGTTAGCAGACGAAGGCGTTGCCGGTTACGGTACAATGCTTGGTAGCCTAGTCGGTGAAACTGTTGGTCAAGTTACCAGCGGTACCGTTCTTGGACCTCACACCACTGCCGGTTCTGGTAAAGTTACTTGCTGGGACAAGCAAGGTTTATATGCAGTCTCTCTTGATGCATGTGACTTGAATGCAACCACGGGTCTTCAACCAACTAACCCAACCTTAAAGACGGGCGACCCTCTTTATGCACAACTTGCTGGTGGATTGTTAAGTCCAAACAGCGCATCTGCTACAACCACTGTAGTTGCTCGTTTCGTCTCTTTCGAGACCAACGGTTCCTTAGTAAATACTCCACTTAAGCTTTCTCAAGCGCTTAACAGCCCAACCGGCTCTCCAGCTGCAGCGAAGTCTTTCAAGTACGCAGTATTCTACTTCCATCCAGAACTATAATAAGTTAAATCCTTGTTGGGGTGACTGGGAGATGCTAGTCATCGAATCTTCGAAAGAAGAATCACCCCTCCTTTTCGGGAAGAAATCAAGCTGGTAAGACTGGCAACCAATTCAACGGAGATTATATATGAATATGTTTAGCGGTAAAGGCGAATTAAACGCCGGCTCTTTAAAAGAAGCCATTCAAGTTTTAGCAAAGTACGCATCAGTACTTGAAGATAACACTCCATCTAACTTAGGTTTAGCTGGTCAATCTTCTCTTTCTGATGAGAAGCGCGATGAGCTTATCTCTCGTGCAATTATGACTCAAGACGGCAAAATTGCTCTTGCGCAAGCAATGGCAAACCCAATCCGTAGAAACTTAGACTACCATGGAATTGCTCGTAGAGCACTTGTAGTTGACCCATTGCCACAAGGCGCAATCCCAACTTACGAGCGTGATATCGACGTTGCAGCGGTTGTTATTTCTAGCAACGGTACTGGTCCAGAGTCCAGAGTATTCGGTGAGCGTGTATTAGTTCCTGAATTCGAAGTTTATGCAAACCCAACCGTTAGAATCGCAGAAGTCAAGCGTAGAAGATTCAACGTCATTGACAGAGCAGTTCAAAAAGCACGTCAAGAAATCATGGCACAAGAAGACGCAAACGTTTTCGCAGCCCTTGATGCAGCTTCCTCTGTTGAAAACGCATTGCAAGACATTGCAGATGCAGGTATGTTAAAGCGTGACCTTGTTGAAATCAAGGCACAGATTGATCGTTGGGACCTTGTCACAACCAAGTTCTTCATGAACATCAATGAATTCACCGACATCCTTAAGTGGGGTTCTGGTGGTGGTCAAGGTGTTTCCGGTGGTGAGTTAGATCCAGTCACCATGAGAGAAGTTCTTCAAACTGGTCTTTACGCGCACATCTGGGGTGCTGACATTATGGTTAGCAAGATCGTTCCACCAGGAACTGTCTACGGCGCAGCCGATCCAGAGTTCGTTGGTGTTATGCCAGTACGTCAAGACATCGAAGTTCTTCCAGCAGACGAACCAAAGCAATTAAAGTTGGGTTGGGTTGTTTCTGAAATCATCGGTATCGGTATCGTTAACCCTCGTGGTGTTGCCGCAGGTCGTAAGAGCGTTGTTATCGGAGCCTAATTAGCTGACTGATAAGACAAAAGTTTAAAAAGGTTGGTAGAGAAATCTACCAACCTTTTTGCATTTATATATGTCCTCTGAAAAGTTAAATCATTTAGTTGATGAGTTCATCGTCAAAATTGCAGAAATGCAAATGACAGATCTTCGTGCAACGGATTTGCATTGGCTTGAACCGAAAGATCAAAAAGAGCTATCTGATTGGGGTCATGATTATCCTGCTGTTGGTAATCCTTCAGCTTGGATTGCAGATGAAGACATCTGGAATAAAGCAAAAAAGGCTGTTCGTAAATCTTGGAAGAAATACAAAGAGCCTTATGCTGTAATCGCCGACGTCTATAAAAAGATGGGCGGAAAAGTTAAGAAGAAAAAGAAGAAATAATTTTATGATTCAATTACGTTAGTGGGATTCAACCACGAAGTAATAAATCTTATTAAATGTTCTTTATTGTTATTATCCGGATTTAAAATTATTTCAGTATAAGCCTCTTCTAACATTTTTTTAAATAGAGGTCCCGGCTGTAATCCCATTTCAATTAGGTCTTTGCCAGAGATTTTCAATTCATTTTTGCCCCATACAAGCATGTCACGCCCTCTCATTAAGTCAGATAGCACACCATCTAGCTTTAAAGCTTTAACGAATTTAATAAATTCACTTAAAGCTTCTATGTGACCATAAGGAGCGGTGTTCTTAATGAATGCTAAGCATCTACGAATCGCAATGGGAGGTAATTGTGGAGCGCTTCCCCACTCTTCATATATTTTAGTTACTACTTCTAATGTTTTTAGCATAAAAAGAGTATTATTAATTTCTTCATTACTAAACGTCATTAATCTTAATATTTTATCAATGAATTCATCAGTTCCTTGATCGTATAATAAAATAGCCAATTTAGTTTCATATTTTCCGTCACACTCATTAATTGCTTCCAAATCAATTTTTAATTCTTGAGGTCGTTTTTGAAAATGAGGAATTACAAATTCAAAAGCCTCAATATCATGCAATAATTGCAATCCAATACTTGGTTTTTGTGTTTGTAATATCTTAACTAATTCGTCTTTTATTCTTTCTTTCGAAATGGAATCTAATTTGTGAGAACAAACAGCCATACCTGTTAATGTAGTATGTTCTATTGTATAATTTAAGCGAGAAGCAAACCTTGCCGCCCTCATTACTCGTAAACCATCCTCAGAAAAACGCGCAGCAGCATGACCAACTGCCCTTATTGTTTTATTTTGTAAATCTTTAAGACCATGAAATGGATCATTTAATTTTTCGCTAATAGGATCATAAGCCATTGCATTAATAGTAAAGTCTCTACGAAGTAAATCTTCTTCTAGATTTAAAACAAATTCAACATTATCAGGTCTTCTACCATCTGAATAAGTACCATCAGAGCGGAATGTAGTAACTTCATAATGTTTATCATTCATGGCTACGGTTATAGTTCCATGCTGTAACCCTGTAGGATATGTTTTTGGAAATACTTCCATAACTTGTTCAGGAGTAGCATTAGAACAGATATCCCAATCTTTGGGCTCAACGTCTAATAGAAGGTCGCGAACGCAACCTCCGACAATATATGCTTGAAAACCAGAGGTTTGTAAAATTTTACAAATCCCCCACGCTCCATCATCGATTTTATGCGGATTAATATTCATGTAGGCAATTTAATATGAAAATAAAAATTGTCAAGGTACCCCATAAGTTAATAATAAAGCATAATAATAGTCCCCTACCTCGAAGAAAAGCATGGATATCAAAGACTTTACAGAAATTTATTATCTTATTTCTACTGGAATGCAAGGCGTAACTAGTAGAAAAGATACTGCTAAATTACGCAAAGAAACAATGAAATCCATTGGTTCTACAGGTATGGTAAAATTAGCATTTGATACTCGTAGAATTAATCAAGAAACTGATTATATCCCACGTAGAGGTCTACAGAACTATCATAGAAGTGAAGCATTCATTTCTGAAGCTACCGCAGATAAAATTAAAAATTTTGCTAAGATTAAAAGTGGTCTTGAAGACCTAAAATTAAAACTTGGTAAACAACCAGAATGGCAAGATTCATACGCAAGAGTGCTATTAAGTACAATTGATCGTGCAATTAGAACCGACCAAAAAGACGGAGACTATGCTGAGACTCAACCTGGAGTTGGTAGTTTAGACTATTTAGAAGAACTATTGTTTACAAGATATAGATTGGACATGAATAGTATTGCTTCTAAATCTGAGGATGAACTTAATAAAATAATTTTAGCAAAAGATGAGTCACTAACTCGCAAAGATATTAATCATGCTGAGATTACAAAAAGAGATGTTGCTACTAAAGGCTATGATAGTTTACTAGATAAATTATTTGATGGTGTCAAGGCTACAAAAGATAATCCAGAAGTAGAGAGAACAGTTACTATTACCATAAAAGATAAATTTGTGGAGCAAAAGTAAATGTCTACAATGGATGAATTCGCGCCGTATAATAAAAAATACGGTTGCTTTACAGTTTTAAACATATCTCACCTAAA